AGCTCTCTCTCATCAATAGTAGCTGTAACAAAGCCAGAATGACCTCCTTGATTTCCTCTTAATATTTTAGTAGTACCTATAGCCATTAGTAGTCAAAAGGATTTATACCGTTATCTATTAATACATTTACCCAGTCTAACTCGCTTGTGTACATATCTACGTCTTCCCACTTAGTTTCTATACATTGGTAGGTTTCTAATGCACCCCAAGAAACTATCTCTCTTTTATCATTCCATACAATAAAGTAGCTCTTTACTTCTGGGTAGCATATTTCTGTCATTCTTAGTTTAGACATATCTTAGCTTGTTAGTTCTGTTAGTTCAGCATCTGTTAGAGCTGTGTTAAATACTGTTAGTGCTTTGCATTTACCGTAGAAAGGACTAGCATTGTTAAACATCTCAAACTCTAAAGCATTTAAACTATTAGCAGTAGGAGTTACACCACTACTAACAGTATCAGTCTCTACTCCATTAACCCATAAAGCGAAATCATTAGCTTTCCATTTAAAAGCAATTTTATTAAATGAAGTTGCATCTGTTAAAGTTTCATTCATTATAAATGAAGTAGCTCCACTTTGTGCTTTATAAAATATACTTAAACCATTTGTAGATGTGTTAAAATACATCTGTATTCTATCATTAGTATCTTTATTTAAAGCTATCGTTCTATTTGTTCCATCGTTAGCTAAAGCAGCTATCTCAGCGTACAATACTCCTTCTGTTGAGTTTATTAAGTCAGCACTACCAGCACCATTTGCAGTCTCTGTAGCTCTTGTCTCTGTGCTTCCAGTTAGTGTTGGTATGTATGAAGTTGGGTAGGATAAGGCTTCAGCTTGCCAACCATAAGAATAGAAAAAGTCTCCACTTGTAGCTGTAGCTCCTCCATATCCTACACCACTTGCATTAGATAAATACACTCTAAGTTGACATAAACCAGTATTACCAGTAAAAGTACCTGAAACTCTATACCATCCATTACCAAAATCTGTTGCTTTTAAGTTGCTTGTTGATGTGCCATTTATTCCAAATACTCCATTTTGTACATCAAAATTGAAGTAATGGTTTGCTGATTGATTGCTTAAAAATTGTAACCATTGATTATTACCATATTTTACAAAAACACTAAAAGTTGCATCTGTAAAAGTTATATCAGTTGTTCTTACATATATTGATGTACCAGTAGCTGTAGCTTCTACTTTGAAAGCGTTTTGTATGCCCTCTGGACTATTTATATTATTATAAGTTATTGAAGTTTTGTTTGGAGTAAAAGAATTATTATTGTTTACAATAAGATTAGTAGAAGTAGGCTCTAACAACCAATGCCCATTCTCTCCATTACTATCATAGTTTATTCTTGGAATGTTGTTGGTGTCTATTACTTCTTGGACTACTATATTGTCTACATATATTACACCATTATTTGATGATGAGTAAATTCTAAAGTCAATACCTGCTGATGTTATATACTCAGAGAATCTCGTGCCTTCATAAGTAACAACATCATATACATTATTGCTACCTAGTCTAACTATAAAAGTACCACTATTGTCTGGTTTATCTAATACGTCAAATTCTACTTTATATACTTTACCACTTGTTAATACGTTTTGTTGTATAAATGTAGTAGATGATATTCTGTTAATTCTACAGCCTTCATCATTAATAGTTATATTACCTCCACTAAAAGTCCAATAGTCATTAGGGTCTAGTTGTTTTATTACTACGTTGGTTATTTCATATTGCCCAGCTGTATTTATTACTACTCTAATATTTAAATCAGTTGGACTTGTACCATCAGCAGTAAAGTATAAAGTATGAGTTCCTACAGATTGTGAAAGCACATTTTGAGCAGAAGCAGTTTCTCCAGATAGTTTTACAATGCCACCAACTAAAGTACTACTTATTACTTCATATTCTAGCTTATATTGTTTAGAGCTAGTTAATATTCCAGATTGTGATAAGTTAGCATTAGCAGTTCCAGAGTATATCGCTTTATTATTTTCTACACTCCAACCAGTTCCTAAAGTCCAATCTGGTACTTCTTTAACTGATACGTTGTCTAAAACTAATTCAAAGTTAACATCGTTATTTCCACCAAACCCTAAGTTTTTAGCAGCACTTCCTAAAACTATATATTTTTTATATGTACTTCCTGCAACTAAATCTGCATATGTACCATTATTAGATTCGTCATAAAATCTAACAGAACCACTTATTGAAATTATATCGGCTTCTACCACAAAAGTATCTCCTGCCGAACCACCTGTTGCCCATACGGCTCTTGCAAAAGCACCTCCTCCACTAGTTATTTTAAGTTTATTGTTTTCGTTTACAAGTACACCACCTGATTGAGATGTAGCATTTCCAACTCCTGATTCAGAATAATCTCCATTAGTAACCAACTCACTACCTAAGTCAAAAGTACCATTCTGTACTAAGTCTGTTCCTAACTCACTGAAGTCTCCGTTCTGTACTAAGTTACTTCCTAGAGTTCTACCTACCATCTCGACCAAGCCACTAGAATTTACTCGACTAGCAACACTAGCTCTAGCAAAGTCAAAGTCCTCATACGGTTGCTCTATAGGTGCTACGTTGTACATAGTACCAGCCTTATACCCAGTAGGTGTTAAAATAATATTAGCTTTATCTAGTAATCCTGATGCCATTAGCTTATGTCGTTAAGTTCTTGTAAGAATGCTTGACTGTCTGTAGTGTTTTCCATTACGCCTCCAGCAGCTATTACTCTTGTATTTAATACGCTAATAAACTGAGCTGGTGTAGGGTTAAATAGTCCACCATCAACGATAGTCCAATTATCGTCTTCTATTAATGATTGCTTAGAATAGAATGCACTAAATGTATATTGACTACCTCCAAAGTTAATATTTATATCAGACTCTACTTGTCCACTTGCCCAAGCTATAAGAGTTGCATCGTAGTTAGCATTAGATAAGCCACTAGCGTTTTGCATAAAGTTAGTAAAGTTAGCAACGTTGCTTATATCCCAACCAGCTAGTGATTGGTCAAACCTATCACAATTAAAGAGCATTTCNCTCATATCCTCAGTGTCTTGAATAGCCCAAGAAAATATTTCCCCATTAAACTGTACACAGTTATAGAACATTCTACTCATACTTACAACTGCTTCTACTATCCAATTACTCAAGTCTTGATTGAATGTTAAACAGTTTTCAAACATAGAAATATAACTACCAGAGATTTCTGTATCCCAACTATTTAACGGCTGGTCAAAAGAATAACAGTCTTTAAACATTTTATCGTAGAAGTAAATACTAGACACATCCCACTCATCTACTACACCATCAAAGTTAGTACATCCTTCAAACATACTTTCTAAACTTTCTCCAGATATTGTAGGATAGTCAGTAGCGTTAGCTTCTAAATTAGAGCATCCAAAGAATGCTTTATTGGTAGATATATTTAAAGTACCATAGTTACTTATATTCAGTATTTTAAGTCTATCTTGAGTATTATTAAATTGCCATCCTTGTATCGTTCCTTCTATGCTTATCTGATACTCTCCAGCACTTGTGTAAGTGTGTGTTACCTCTGCTTGATTGTAGCTAGTTATTGTGCTACTACTACCATCTCCCCATAGTACTGTACAATTATAAGAGCCAGAAGCTACAGTAGGTAGTTTAAATTGTGTGTTAAGTGTAGAGCCATCAGAAAGGTTAGCAGTATCTATTGTAAATACAAATTGATTAGGAGCTACTGTAGATAAGTCTACTACGTCATTTTTCTCTAACGTAAGTATCATTGCATCCTTTCTATTGCCTACTTGTTTTATTGCTTTTATAGAATAGTTAGTAGAGCCATTCTGAATAAAGTATTGTGGAGTAGTGCCTATGTTAGTTCGGTATCTTATTAAGCACTCTATAGTCTGCGAGTTGATTAAATCGTCAGCATCATAGGTAGTATTACCAGACTTAAAGTCAAAGTCTCCATAAATAGTAACGTAACTATTATCTAAAACTACTCTCTCGCCATAAGCGTTAGTAGAGAAGGTTTGAGTAAATAGCTTTAACTTTCTATCTAGTTTACCTATTATCATAGTTCTAGCAAACGGTAAGGAGTTAATAAGTGGTCTACCATTAGTGGCAATTCACTTGATATAGTACCAGTTACGACGTCCTGGCGATTTTCGAAGTAACGACCTACAATTATGTAAATGCTTTGAATTATTGGAGCTGGTACATCACTAGCAGCACTTCCTACTACAAACTCTACTTCTATAGCGTTTGGTCTCTCGTAAGTGTTTGGAAAGTCTCCAGTATTAGATTGATATATTCTTCCTGGTCTTACCTTAGTATCTACATCGTAATTTGAAGCAGCTAAGGTTTGTAATGAATTGTTGGTGTCATAGTATTTAACGTGAGTAACACTAGCTACATCTCCTACTTGTAAATCTATATAAGGAGGGAACTCATCGTAAAAAATATTATAGGTTTGAGTTATAAGTCTACGTCTAGTAAACTCTTCTACAACTTGAGTAGCTACATTTATTAATGAAGTAATATAAGTATTGTCATCATCATAATCTGAATCTACTCTTAAAAAAGCCTTTGCCTCTGCTAATGATATTGCAGTAGTAGCTGGTCCAGTCTTTAAAACTAGCTTACCATAAGGCACGTAATCAGAGCCTCTTAAAGCGTTAAAGTTGTAGTTATAATATTCCATTTAAAAAAAAATTAATGGAGGGGCTATTAACCCCTCCGTTAAAATAAACAAATTATGCTTCAATCAAAGAAGCAAAAGCAGTATCATTCTGTACAGCATCACCATCAACTAAAGAAGTTAAGATGTATCTTGGCTCTCCAGTACCAGCGTTAGTATAGATGTCATATATAACGTCTAAACCACCGAACTGAGCAATGTG